CAATGTACATCCATGGTTCAACAGAAGCATCCGGTCTGAATGGAACCATGGCTACGGGATTTCCACTGAGCCCGTAAGCAACTTCCGTTGCGTTTACATACATTAATCCTGCTGCGCCGATGATTCTTACGTATCCGGAAACAGGTCCTTCCGGAGTTGAATCATTCAACCGACGCATGGTATGTGGAATAGCACCGAGAGTAAGCAGTGCGCTTGATTCAGTTGTACGACCGATCAGACGATCCTGAAGGTATCCACGAACATTTTGAAGATATGCATATTCGCCCGGCTGGACAAGTTGGTCCACCGCTTTGACGGTATTAATACCGCCCGGCCGGAAACGAAGACCATCTTTTATCCGGTTATAACTTTGAGGATTCGCCACAGTCATCTCCTGATACGAGATTTGAGCTATGGCTTATTCCTCTTCGGAGGGCATACTGCTCAGTTACATTCCAACGTTTTATTGCTTATTACTTTGTTTTTTTTGATTCGCATCGTTGAACCGCCCTTGAGTGCGGTCCTGTACTTGTCCTCTCTGCGCCAGAATATCTGAAAATGATCCGGTACTCTTCAGTCGTGTATTCTCCACTGCACATGCTTGAATTGCTCGGCTTTCCAGTTCTAGCCCCTGCTGAAATTCAGCACCGCCCATTTTGAAGCAAGCCAGACTCTGCGCCAGATCAATGACTGTCTCCCAATTTGAACGCGACACCTGCACATAGTCGGTATCCAGCGTCGGCACTGGCGCATTGGCCAGCACAGTAACCCCAATACCTGAACCTACTGGCGCAGCCAAAAAGTCAATTCCTCCCAGAACCACACACGGACCAAAACTCGTCGGCGTCGAATCCCATTCCGGCAGATACCGGTCCATCTCTACAATGGACGGCATATCGCAGGCCACTCCGTTTACTTTGCCTAGCATCGCCCAAGGCGTTTTCAGTAGCAGATTCAAACCATCCTGATAGCGGCGCAAACAATAAGAGGCTCGCTGTCGGTCTGTCGCTTCACTTTCACGTCCCAACAAATCTGCCAACGCACCCCATTCCAACGCCCACGCAAAATCATTGGGGATTCCCAGCAAGGTTGCCGTAGGCGGATCAAATGGCGCTCCCGATTCCAAAACTACAGCTTCATATGTGCCTGGTTGGTTTGGCGTAATGTCCACATCCCAAGACAACGGCGGCTCCGAAGAAAGCATAAAGGTTTGCGGTGTGCCACTCGGTGCCTGCAAATAGCCAGCTTCATAAAATTCCTGAGCAACTGTGTCATCGCGATAAAGGGTATTGGGCGATCCGGTCACAGGAATATAACGTACGCGCTCTACGTCAATGACTGTGTCCGGCAAAGTCGTGCGTCTGGTGTTTGGCGTCAACGCAATGTTCTGCAAAAGCAGCTGATTGCAGTTGGAAACCTGCAGCATCTCATCGCGCCTGAATTGTAAAGCCTGCGAAAGATCACTGATCGTAAATTGGCTTGTACCTGTCCATGTTCCACCCGTTGGCGGCTCCAGCAACATATATTCCATCATGGTGTAGGAGTTTGTGTCTGTCAGAGTCCGTAGCCGCGGTGAAGATGCGAGCAATCCCAACGAGTTCCAAAGACTCGTTGGGTTATACGTGAAATCGGCCTTCCACGTAAAAGTCATGGCATTGAACATGCGCAGCGCTTTTTGAATGTAAAGTTGGCATTCAGCATAGCTCCAAAAAACATTAGAAGAATCAGCAAGGCGCGATGATAACTGTTGCGTTGCTGTAGAAAATTGGAGCCAACTATAATTCATAGCACTTCTCCGTTGACACAAAGTAGGTAAGCCAACTGTAAGAAGCTATCCATTTACCGCTTCGTCATCCGGCTTTTGCTCTTCCCTGCTTTTGTTTTTTTGCCTTTTGTTTTCAACCCGCAACTTTGAATGTGGGCGGAAGCAATTCGAAGTGCGGCATTGTGATTGGGGGCAACAAAAGTTTTGCTCTCATAAGATCCATGCGGGCTTTGTCCTTCGCTGCTTGTGCGGACAATGTAACCATTCTCCACACTATCAATGGATGCATTCACCCTTCCCGATCTTTGCGGCGTACTTTCTGAAGTGCCTTGTGCTTTTTTCTTTGCCACAAGTCATCCCTTTCTCGCGTACTGTTTCCGCGTGCTCTTCATCTTTTTCCCTGTCTTTTTCAAACCGCTGACGCCAATGTTGGGGAATTTTGCATGCACTTTGCGACGCACTTCAGCCTTTTCAGCAGACGATCCGTGTTGCGAAACACGGGCCAAAGCATTTCTGGCATGTTTCACGTCATTAATCGGATAACGACGCCCTTTGATGGCAAATTGCTTTGTTGGCAGTTTTTGCCGCTTTTTGTAAGTCAACCGAGCCATGACCTATCCTCCCTGCAACAAAAACAGCAATGGCCCAAGAGCCGTTGCCGGTCTTGAGCCATTGCTTGTTCTCCCCGCAAAGGGGAGAGGGCATGTCGCTCAGTTGTACTGCATTATTATCTTCGCGATCTTTGCTTGCTGACAACTCTTTTATGTGCCAATCTCTTTGTTTTTTTCCCCTTGCGCGGGCCGATTCTTCCCTCTTTCCGCAAGTAACTCAACAAGATCGCCTTCGCTTGTTTCTTGTTACGCACAATCTTGCCGCTCCGGCCGGAGTGAAGCGTATGCTGGCGGAATTTCTTCATGATCTCACGTGCCGGCATTTGTGCCTCCCATTTAATTCACTTCTTTAAAAAAATACTGACTACCAATCTCTGCGGTATAGGCAACAGCCTCTTTATTCCAATCATCCGGAAAAGCAATCACACTTCCATTTGGAAGGGTAAAACGCTGCTTCCATGATTGCCCTTCCGGTGCGTAATAAAGCGTGGCGCCGTTCGTAATGTCCACAAGAATACCGGCCGCAGCATGAGCGGCAAGATCAAGTGCAGTTTGCCAAGTCGGATCGCTATCCTGTGGCCATAGAGTCAATTCTGGATCGCCTTTGGCCGTCAGACTCGAAATCTGCAATGGGCGCGTGCATTCCGTGTATTCATTGGTTTTACGTTTTGCCGCACGATTCATCAGCACGTTCCCTACGCTCTGCATTCCACGCACGCCAGCTTCACGATTCTCTTTCCACATTGCCACTGCAAGAAACACTTGATCTTGAACCCGCATGATGCTGCCTCTTCTGCCAAGAATCACTTCTTCGGAAGGACTCCGCTGGTTTCTTCTACCTGCTCGATGTTCAGGGCGCGTTCCTCGTCCCCTGCAACGGCGTGAGCCCCGTGGTCACGCTGGAAAAGGTCGAGGAACCAGCTCAGCACAATCCCCCACCGTTTCCCCTGCGTGGCGGCGCGGGCAGAGTGACTGCTGATCGTCTCATCCTCGTCTCCAAAAAAGAACACCACATTGCAGAAAATATCGAATGCGATCAGACAACGCCGTAAGTAATGTTCCCGCTCAACATCATGGAAGTCTCGTTGTTCCTGATTCACATTGATGGGAGTAATCGGACCAGGCATGATTCCTCCAATGAACTCGTTATGGTCGAGGCATTTTGCCAAAGTCGGGTGAAGGAGGAAAGTCCGGTTGCGGAGGTTGTGAAGGTTGCGCAGGCGGAGGTTCAGGCCCTGGCAAGGGATTCGGATCAGGTGGCGCCGGTGGATCGAGGATTATATTCTCCGCAATATCCACAATCGCGTGTCCAATCTTTCCAAAGAAACTCATGGTTTTCCCCTTTTGTGAAATGCCCGGGTTACTTTCATCTCACCGATGAAGCAGTTACCCGGGCAAGCTGAATTACAGCTTTACCTTGGTATACCCGAGGCTGGTGGCAAGTTCATTCCATTGGCTCTTGTATGCGCCAACCTTCGACTGGAAGGCATGTGCTTTGTTTAACGGCACGCGTCCACGATGAGGATTCGCCTGAGCAAGAGACTTCACCTTAACCGAGGACGATTTAGTGGATACGAACGTAGTCAGAATGGTATCAATCGCGGTTGTCAGCAAATCGATCAAAGCAGAGTATGCTGAGGTGGTCGGGATAGTCGCCAGAACAGCCTCTACACTATCCAGAGCGCTCACCACCACCGATACTGCCGTCGATCCATTCCAGTCGCTCTCCGTGTTCTCCAGAGCCGTAATAGCATTGCTGAGAGTCGTGTACCAGCTATCCGTCGAATTGCCAAGGGCCAAAATGCTTTTAGCAGAATTCAGGACGACGTTCAGGTAGCTCTTGAGGGTCGAACTGTCGCAACCCTCCATCGTGAGTAGAGAAGGCCCAACCAAGGCCGCTGCACCGCCAAAAGAGGCTGACTTCATAAAATTTCTGCGATTCATTGGTTCTCCCTTTTTTAGACCGGTTCGTTTGCTACGGATTCAATTTGAGAGAATTCGCACCATCCACAATGTCAGGGCCTGTATCTGGAAGTGGGGACTTCTTCAACAGTGCAAGCACAGGAATCACGGCTCCAGCAAATGCGATTTTGCCAATATTCTCCCATCCGGCCAAAGTAAAGTTGAAGGATGACGGAGAAATAAGAACCGCGCCAAGTGCGCTTGCCGCTCCACCAATTGCTGCAGCCACTAGGGAATGAAGCCAGACTTTCGTATTGTTACTCATCGAGTGCTCACTTTCTTTGCTGTTGGTTTGCAACAACTACATGGATAATTTTCGCCATCGGATGTCGTGAAATAACCTATCCCCTTGCACTCAGGACACCCCCAAAAACGAATGCGCAGTCTTCGTAGCCATCGCAGCATCGCTTCCCTTTCTATTTGCCAACCAAATGAAAAAAGGTCAGCACAGATTGAAGAGCGGTAAAAATCACAACAATTGAAACAACAACGTACCAACGATGGTTAGAACGCTTTTCCTGCACTCTGCGTTCAGCGTCTCTTCCTCGCTGTTCTGCCATGTAAGCGCGAAATTCTTCAACCAGTCCAGCTCTTCCCGTGCTGTCATACAAATCGTTATTGATTCTGTCCATTTGATTACTGATTGTCGCCATAAAAACGGTTACCTCCTGTCGCCATTTTTCTTCTTCTGCAATTCTGCTTTCTGTACTCATCCTCGGCACCTTCATTTTTCTTTTATCCTTCAGCTAAATGAAAAATTAAGCAACCGATATTTTTCGACCAGACGATGGTTAGAAAACCGTCTTAAACAGCTGTCGCCCCACTCAGCAACGTGGTCATACTGCTGTGGTTCTTCAATGCCAAATATGCTTGCATTGTCAGCATATCGTTGACATTCGTCGGCTGAGTCCCGAACGGATCAGTCCCTAAAGCACAAACAAAATTGTTCGTATACAGCAAGGTATTTCCATCCGAGGAATCGTAGAAGGTACATGAAGCACTTGCCAAAGGAAGGCTCTTCCCATCATCCGCCGTAGTCGCCGTCGCATAGATCGCATAAGACACAATCGTTTGTTTTAATCTGTGCTCAATATTTGTCGATGTAACACGAAGGTACGCTGCGCTTTGCGCTACTCCGTAAACATCCGTATAACCTGAAAGTTGGTACGCCATGATTCTCCTTTTATTGTTGACTACCTAGTACATGCTCCTTGGCTCCTAAAGGTCTAAAAGACGCCATTGCCGCCGACGTATCATCTCCGGCACTATCTACAAAATCAAATGTGTCATAAAGACCATCAGTTGTTGAATCAATCAAATACAGAGCGCCAATGTTATTTTGCCAGTCTCCAATATCAACTGATCCAATAATCCAAGCATTAAGGTAAGTAAGATCTGTACAAGAAAAATTAAAATCTAGTCCATTACTGGTTAATACCACAAATACCTCTCCCGCTACTGAGGGAAATATTGCGGGAGTAGTAACAGACGTAGAAGTCGAGTCAGAACTTCCTACAGACGAATCCAAAACTGCACTGGTAGTCATGGTACCCGAGAAACCAAATACCGAAATCGCCGAATTACTTTGATTAGTGCTCCAAGTGCAGGTAAACGCCTGGCCAATAGCCGATGTAGTGGGAGAATAGGCATATCCTAGTTGAGAATAATTTGCTCCTGATCCCGAAACGCCATATGCAGTAAGAAGGGTCCAGCTATCCGCAGTACCAGAATTGGTGATGCTGCTTACGGCCCCAACTCCTGAACATCCTACCACGATAAGACTTGCTCCAGTGGTAACTAGCGAATCACTGCTAATGGTAGTTCCACTTCCATTGTCCACATAATCCCGAAAAATTTCAGCAATACCTGATGCCTTGGATAGGCTGACTCCAAGAACAAAATAAACAAAAATCATGATTCCAAATATCCGCACATTTCTCATTCTGGTCTCCTAGTAATAACTGCACAGTCCGCCGTACAAGCCAGCCGCCGTACTATCCGCAGTTGAAGGTGCAGTGATAGTGATAATCCCACCAGATGCGATAGATTTAGCGGATGAAATGGTGATCGTTCCGCTGGTTCCAGACGCCGCAAATACAATCGTTCCAAAACTCGTCCCGTTGTCATTGATGTTGAACGTCGTCGATGCCGTAGCAGCAGTTTTAAGGGTAAACTTCGATGTGCAAGTAATCCCCAATTGTGTGGATGATCCACCCGAAGGAATCGTTTGGGCCAGGGTACTGGTGATATACACCACTGCTTGGGACGCAGTGTATGCAGTATTCGACTCATCATCAAACCAGAAGGGATGGTTCATAACGCTTACTGAGCAGCTTGATCCCAGAGTGCATGTAACTCCACTCACTGTGATAGAGTCATAAGCCAGATCAGTATTTGTCACAAGGCCCGTTGCCGTAAAAGACGAAGTCACCGTTAATCCGGAGACTGAAGGAGATGTTGCCAGCACCACATCCCCACTCCCCGTCGTCGCTAGATCTCCAAGCGTGCCACCGTTGTCATACAAAATATAGCCTGTTGTACCGCTTGATACTGTAGTTGTGCCTACTGTGATTCCCGTTGCTGCCGCCGTTACCGTGCAACTCGATCCAAGCGTGCAGGTCTGCCCATTTACCGTTGTCGAAGCATTGGTAAGATAAGTGTTGGTGATATTCCCTGACCCAATAGCTGTAAGAACTTGGGCGCTGGTGGATGCAGTGTCCGCCGAGCCACCATTTGCGTATCGGATTCCTGTAAGCGTAGTGGTTCCCGTTCCGCCGTAACCAGCACCGATTGCCGTTCCATTCCACACTCCTGTTCCGATGGTTCCTACAGATGTAAGGCTGGAACTAACTACGGTAGAATTCAATGTTGTTCCGCTCAACGTTCCTGCTGGGGCAATCACAACGTTGGTGCTCGCTGCTGTAAGTTGTCCTTCTGCGTTAACGGTAAAGGATGGAATCGCAGTTGACGATCCATAACTTCCTGCTGTTACTGCCGTGCTAGCCAAGTCAGTGCTAGTTACTAAACCAGTTGCGGTAAAAGAAGATGTAACCGTCAAACCAGAAACTGAAGGGGATGTTGCCAGCACCACATTCCCACTCCCGGTCGTCGCTAGATCACCAAGTGTGCCGCTGTTGTCGTATAAAATATACCCACTCGTGCCACTGGTCACCGTCGTTGTGCCTACTGTAATTCCCGCTGCTGTTGCCGTCACCGTGCAGCTCGACCCCAGTGTGCAAGTCTGCCCATTTACCGTCGTTGAAGCATTTGCCAAATAAGTATTGGTAATGTTTCCCGATCCAATTGCCGTTAGTATTTGAGAACTTGTGGATGCAGTATCTGCCGATCCATCATTTGCGTATCGAATACCTGTGAGGGTAGAAGTCCCCGTTCCGCCGTAACCAGCACCAATGATGGTTCCTTGCCATACACCCGTACCAATGGTCCCTACCGACGTAAGACTAGAACTGACCACGGTCGAATTAAGCGTTGTCCCCGTCAGCGTCCCTGCAGCCGCCGTTGCGGTACAGCTTCCACCGAGTGTACAGGTCTGCCCATTCACCGTCGTAGAAGCATTGGCAAGATCAGTATTTGTCACGAGTCCGGTCGCCGTAAAAGACGAAGTTACCGTTAATCCGGAGACTGAAGGAGATGTTGCCAGCACCACACTTCCACTCCCCGTCGTCGCCAAATTTCCCAGTGTGCCGCCGTTGTCATACAAAATATAACCCGTTGTGCCACTCGATACTGTCGTTGTGCCTACCGTGATTCCTGTTGCTGCCGCCGTCACCGTGCAGCTCGATCCAAGCGTACAAGTCTGCCCATTTACCGTTGTAGAAGCATTCGAAGCTGCTGCGCCCACAGTGTTGTAACTCACAGTTAATGCGGATGCTCCATTGAATGTCGATCCTGATGCCCCACCTGAACCGCCACTGTTGAAGGTCAAGGAATTTGGCGTTTCCGCCGTTACTGTGCAGCTCGATCCCAAAGTACAAGTCTGGCTATTCACTGCGGTAGAATCGTAGGAAAGTGCAGCAATGGGAATGGTTGTACTCGCCGTCACAGCACTGCTGCCATTCGCATAAAGATAACCTGTCAAACTTGTGATGGTCATACCCGGTAAGACTAAATCTCCGGTTAGCGTGCCACCAGACAAATTCAACTTGGCATTGAGAGCAGTTTGCAAATCTGTCTGATTACTAAGAGTTCCGGTAATTCCTCCCCACACTGTACTTGAAAGTTGCGAAGAAGGATACAATCCCGTCAGAGTGACAGAAGTAGGATAAATGTTGGGAGAAATACCTCCACTCAATACAATGTCATAACCCAGATTAATTGCCGCAAAAAAAATCCATTGGCCATTGGCTGTAGCCGTAAATGGATTCGTCAAAGACGTTTCCAAGGCATCTGCATAGATTGTTGCCAAAGTTGTTGTCCCGGTCAAATAAACTGTTACTGTGCAATCTGGAATAAGTTCTTGCTGATAATTACTCGACTGCAATCCTGAAGTCACTGCTTGAGTCGCGCCTAGAACACAATAATTTGTGATTGCGGCAACCTGTGCGGAAGCCGTAATGGGAAACATCATCAACACCGCAAGTACAAACAAAAAACATATAATTTTTTTCATTTCACACCTTGCTTAAGTCTCTCCAACATTTACTGACCGCAAAAATAGTTAACGGAATATTCACTACCTGCTGTCCACGCGTTGCCTGTTGGTGCAACTATGGCTATATAGGCAGCAGCCTCGGTCAGATATGCTGGAACATACACTCCAGTAGCAAGAGTTTCGTTAGTTACGTTATACACACAATTTACGATATTCCCATAAGGCGAAGCAAACGTAACTGTAAAAACGGTGGCATTTGCTGAAGGAGAAGTCCCCACTGTGACATTCACAACTCCGTTCATGTCCGAACAGTGAAAACCTGCGCAGGTTGCAGTCCCGCCCGTTCCCGCTCCCGTACCAACAGTTATTGTAGGTGTGGATGATATACCAACTAAATGTGTGGCCGAAACTACTGTGCTGATACTCCAGACGCCCGCACTAACTTGTGCCACTCCCGTGCTTGCACTGGAGTCGATGCCCGTGCCGCCATATGCTGCGCCAATTAGCGTACCGTTCCATACACCAGATGTAATCGTCCCCACAGAAGTCAAGCTCGAACTAACCACCGTAGAGTTCAGCGTCGTACCCGTCAGAGTTCCCGCAGCCGCCGTCACCGTGCAGCTCGATCCCAAAGTACAGGTTGATCCATTCACCGTCGTAGAAGCATTGGCAAGATCAGTATTTGTCACGAGTCCGGTCGCCGTAAAAGACGAAGTTACCGTTAATCCGGAGACTGAGGGGGATGTTGCCAGCACCACACTGCCACTCCCCGTCGTCGCTAGATCTCCAAGCGTGCCACCGTTGTCATACAAAATATAGCCTGTCGTGCCACTCGATACTGTCGTTGTACCTACCGTGATTCCTGTTGCTGCCGCCGTCACCGTGCAGCTTCCACCTAGTGTGCAGGTCTGCCCATTTACCGTCGTAGAAGCATTGGCAAGATCGGTATTTGTTACAAGGCCAATCGCCGTAAAAGACGAAGTTACCGTTAATCCGGAGACTGAGGGGGATGTCTCAGCACAACATTTCCTGATCCAGTTGTGCCTAGATTGCCAAGCGTACCGCTGTTATCGTATAAGATATACCCACTCGTGCCACTCGATACTGTGGTTGTGCCAACAGTTATTCCTGTTGCTGTTACCGTGCAGCTTCCGCCCAAAGTACAAGTCTGTCCATTCACCGTTGTCGAAGCATTGGTAAGATCAGAATTTGTTACCAGACCGGTCGCTGTAAAGGACGAAGTTACCATTAATCCGGAGATTGAGGGTGATGTTGCCAGCACCACACTTCCACTCCCCGTCGTTGCCAAATTCCCCAAAATGCCAGCATTGTCATACAGAATGTAGCCTGTTGTGCCATTTGATACTGTGGTTGTGCCTACAGAGATTCCCGTTGCGGCCGCCGTTACCGTGCAGCTTCCACCTAGTGTGCAAGTCTGCCCATTCACCGTCGTTGAATCGTAGGAAAGTGCGGCAATGGGAATGGTTGTACTCGCCGTTACTGCGCTACTGCCATTCGCATAAAGATAACCTGTCAAACTTGTGAGGGTCATACCTGGCAAAATTAAATCTCCAGTCAGCGTGCCACCAGACAGCGGCAGATAATTTCCCACTGTAGCCCCCACAAAAGCATCCGTGGCCACATCCGTAGAAGTATCACCCGTAGTTTGTGTTGTTGCGGTAGTGCCATCAGCCAAGGCTGTGCTAATGCTCCACACGCCAGCATCAACTTGTGCTACTCCCGTGCTTGCACTGGAGTTGATGCCCGTGCCTCCATATGCCGTATCGCACACAATTCCTGTAGTGGAACCGCATCCTGAAGAATAACTTGCCCCCGGAAACAATCCAGTTAATGTCACAGGAACAAGATAAATATTCGGGCTTACACCCCCACTGAGTTTAACGTCATATCCTTTACTGGTTGCTGCATAAAATAGCCAGGAACCATCACTATTGGCCGTAAATGGATTCGTCAATGCCGTACTGCTCTTGTCTGAATAAATCGTCGCCAGCGCAGGTGTCATCACCGCAGAAACTGTCGCTGTGCCGGAGCATGTCGCCGTACCATTACTCAAAGTCGCCGTCGTTGGGGTCGTCGCATAGATGCCACCAGCCGTAATGACAAACGCAGTGTTAGCGGCAATCGTGTTAGTTCCTGTCAATGTAATCGTTGCGGTTCCATCCGTGGTTCCTCCAACAAATGTCGCAACGCAAGTTTTACCACTCGTCCCTGTAACCGTTCCGCCACTTGTGTACGTCGCGCTTTTGACGGCGTAATAACCATCCAAATAGACCGTGACCGTGCATTGCGGAACAATTCCCTGCAAATCATTTGAAGATTTCAAACCTGAAACAGATGCTTGTGTAGCACCAAGAACGCAATAATTCGTAATTGCGCCAACCTGCGCAAAGGCCGAGCCAGAAAATAGAATCAGCAAAATCAGTAATAATTTCTTCATCGCAATGCCCCTAGATTTTGGTTGTCCAAGTTCCACTGATGCAAGTCGTAGCATGTCCATCTTGGCTAAAAACCCATACTCCACTCGGCGAACAACTGCCGCTAGGAGCCGTCGCCGGGCCAAAAATAGATTGCGTCGTCGGATAGATCGCTGATCCGCTTACTGACGGTACGATTGCGCCTGGAGATAGATACGTATAAGCTGTACCGCATGAAATTCCGTTGTTCATAATCGTTCCATCACCAATAAAATTTGCAGTGGAACTCGTTGCTCCATCAGCGCAATTAATGTTGGAACCACTTCCTCCATTGGTTAAATTAGTTTCTTCTATAGATAATTTTCCGCCTGCGCTCATGTTAATGTTAGGCGAGGACAAAGAATTTGTAAGAGTACTATGATTTTTGATGATTACTGTTGATCCACTTCCTTGCGAGGTAATTGTTCCAGCCAAAGTCACACCGTTGAATGAGACTGTGGCGCTACTTCCAACATCGATAACTACCGCTCCTGTAAAAGTAGTGTCTCTAAATTCTCCGGTACCTGTTATTGTCAAATTCCCGTTAAGTGATCCTCCATATCTCGACCATGTTGATGAACTGGTAATCGCCCCTGATGTAAACAAATAAAAAACAACTGTTGGACAAGATATTGCCAGCGTCCCAGAAACAATTGTGTACGTAGCTTGATTGCCATAAATTTTCAATCCCGTAATGTTAGATGGCAACGTGGGATTTAAATCCGCATACGTAGTCCATGGCGCAATAATCATTACATAGGGTTTTGCTTGGGTCATTGCTGCATAGGCTTGCGAAAAACTGGTATAGGGTTTATCTGGCGATCCGTCTGGCGTACCTGAATAGGAACTGTTTGAGTTAACAAAAAAAACAGTGCTTGGATTCGTTGTCAAATTGGCAATCGGAACTTCACTGATCGCGCTGATCGCTGTACTTCCGGAATAGGCTGCAATTTGTCCTGCAGTTCCCGCCGCAATCGTTCCTCCTGAAGCCGTTACAGCTAGATTGCCATTAGCATCACATGCCAAGGCATACCATTGATTGTTATTAAATCCATAGAGTGCCATACCCGGAGGGTTGGTTGGACTTACCATTCCTGCAGCGCTTGCAACCGGTATCCATCCGGCGGTAGCATTCAAGCAATACGCACCAGCGGGTATTGTATTACTTGGTTGCCCGAACAAGATTTCTCGCCCGGTAACAAGAAGAAAAAGTAAAAAAAACATTTTTTTCATCGCGTCACCTGCAAAGTTACATTCACTGTATTGCCTAGCGATTTTAGATAACCAGCAACATACTTTGGCCATACATTCGTGGGCATATCCCAACGACCGACATAGGCACCGGAAGTCGAATTGTTTGTTACGGTAATACTCCCGAGTTGGACATAATTAACAGCAAAGTCATTGTTCGCGCCCATGATGTCAATTTCAAATGCACCAGGATTCCCGGAAAAGATAACTTCGACTGACAATCCCCAGGGATAATACGCACCCAGAACACGGCGCAGTTCATAGGCAACGCTTAAAGTGCTTGTCGCCACGGTTTCATTTTGCCAGAAATACTTCTGCGTGTTCTCATAAAGCAGTTGCGCTTGTCCTGTTCCTGCATAACTCGGCATGTTAATCTCCCCATCCGCCCACGTTGAGTTGCCCCTCCACAGTCGAATACGGTTCGCCAAATGCTGACGGGAACCGCTGCATCTTCGTGAAGTAAAGATCAACCAGATTTTTGTCCATATTGCGAATCATCTGTAAACGGTTCACATATTCACCGCGCGCAGCTTGTACCAAAAATTGCCAGTTAGCTCCAGCTCCGCGCTCCATCTCATCACCCTTCTGCGATTCCTTCCACAGGTAAAGCATTTCGTAAGCACGCAACTTCACCAACTCTTCCGTCAGCGGAAAAGGCAACGTGTCAGAAGGATTCGTGAGCGCTGGCCAGTTAACTTCGCAACCAAAGGTATAAGGCAGTTGCGTAATCGGATGCGGCCACAGTTCAAAGAGCATCTGGCCATACGTTGCCGAACCAGTGCGTGTATCTGGCCCATAAGGAACTACGTAAAGTGGTTCATCAAAATCGGTGCGTTCCGCATCTTCGTTCGAAAGATCAATCTGCGTCTTGCTCCACCAATCCAGCTGGTTGTTATTGGTGGTGTCGCGGATGTTGTACCAACGCTTGAATCCTGCCGGTGCGGGATAATAAGCCTGATAGGCCATGTAACCGCCATTTACCTGCGCAGGTTCCATCCAAGGTCGATCTAGCGTCAACACCGCAGCCGATGGATTGGTCGAATTCAGTGAGACGATATTGTAGAGCGAGTAATAAGGAACGCGGATCTGATATTGCGTGATGAGCGGTGGGTTTGTGATCGTGGCAATCCAGGCTGCGGAAGCAGTTGCATCGCCCGTTACAGTATTGGTAAAAGGCGTTACTGTAATTGTGCCAGGACTCAGGAATTCAATCGTAGGGCCACCCAACAAGCCAGGCGTCAGCCATCCATTTGTTTGAAGTTGAAAACTCCAAACATTTTCGTTTTGGATCGCTTGCAAGGATTCATTGAGCTTTGTTTTCACAAGGCCAAGGTTGCACCCCGGAATGCCAAGCAGCTCCTGAATCATGTTGGTGAACGCCACATTCGCTCCTTACCAAAAGCGGCCCCTGCAGATTGCTCCGCAAGAGCCGCTGATGTGCCTTCGGGAGAAGACTCCGTTAGAACTGTCCTACAAAAGCAGCGATCTGGAAAGTCATTGTTGAAAGATTCCCACTAGCCCGAGCGCCAGTTGACGCAACGTAATAGTAGAGATTCCATGTTTGCCGCGTTCCAGATCCAGAAGGGCCAACGATTGCATACGTACTGCCATCCGTCGACATCACACCACCACACAATGCATCAATGTAGTAGTTCGGCAGCGCAAGCGTTACCGAATCAGCGGCACCAGCAACATAGGCTGTTGGTCCCGTGCCAATGCCTACAAACAGCCCGCGCCGTCCAACAAATTCCGGATAGAGCGGACCAGCTCCCGTGCCTTTTCCAAGTGCTGTGAGAATCATGATCACTCCTCCGCGTGTTACCGCGGTTGTCTTACTCCTGGAATGCCGGAGCCGTCAGTTGGCAAACAACCAGAGTTGCTGCTACTGGTGTTTGTACAGCCACACCAACCATTGCGGGCGTTTCAGTCTGTGCGGTGAGATCATCAAGACCCGAACTGGTGATCGTCAAAATGTCGCCAATTTGGATCGTGCCCGAATTTTGCAGAGGCGTCTTCAAGAGCACAGTTGCATCGCCCAATTCCTGCACAAAACCAAAATTGCCAGGTGTCACGGTGTTCAAAAAGACAGCTTTGCGCGGTGAATTCAGAGTCAAAGCTTTGTCGTAGCTCGTCACATTGTTGATCGGGCCAGCATAGTTCGAACTCGTCAAACTCTTGAACATCGCGATTGTGCCAGTAGCCACATTGCCAGGAGTTGCACCCGAGTCAACCTGCACAAAGCGATAGCGCCCAGAAAGCAAGGTACCGACAGACGTGTTCGAAAGCGACTTTGCTTCTTCCCCTGTCAGATCGAAATAATCACCGATGTTGAGTCCGCCAGCAGCGAACGGCAGGCCAGTACGAACATCGGTGAGCGCCGTCGGCGAAGTAAAATTCGCTGAGTTGAGCGACAACCAAGTGGGTAGAATTTGCTGAAGCGGCATCTTGCTTCTCCTTCAAGTTGTACTGGCCCTCGTCGATTTCAGGGCGAATCCCTGAAGGCAGTTTCCTGCCTCCAGGGTGGCGTTATGCCGAGAATCCAAATGCGTAATCGTTATGGCGCGGCTGCACGTTGTAAAGGTTGGTTCCCAACCGCATGAACAGCGCATCGATCGATACGTTGTTCGGCATCGGCGCACGGCGCAGACCAAAGTTCCAACCCTTCTTGTTGGTCGGTCGGATCTTAAAGCTCTCCGGCTCCAGGAAGTACAGAACTTCCGATGGCTGAATCGTTGTGGTCGAAGGCAATCCAGAGCCAGTCGGCGACGTACTTACTGCCACACCGTTCTTGTAGAACTGCGGAGTTGTAAACGAGATGGTTGCAGTGCTCGAACCTACGCCGTCCGCCAAGTTCGTATTACCCGCAGCGCCGTTGGCCGGTGCCAGTTCAATGTAGTTCTGTGCCTGGGCAGAAGGCGCCAGAGGATCGGCGTAAATATCCACACCGTTAAAGTTCAGGCCATCCCATTTGATGTCATGCTTCGTGTTTGAAATATCGCGGCGCTGCGCATCCAGAGCCACCGCCACGGCCTTGAAGCCGAACACATTGGTAATGCCCAGTGTCGGATTGCCACCGGCTACTTTGCACTGCGACCAAAGCTGCATCAAAGAGGCAAAATCAATCTGGCCAGTACCGCCCGCAGGCGTGCCCAGATAAAGCGGTGTAGTATTCAGCGCCGTGCCAATGTTGCCATTGCGGGCCTGTCCACCATAGTTGGTGTAGATATTGCCGTAGACGGACGGATCAATACCGTTGTTCAGCGCCTCATCCAGGCCATTGATCGCCTTGATGCGGTTATCGGTCACCGTGCTTGACGAGGGCTGTCCATGACGGAATGAATCCATCTCCTGCATGGTGTTCATGGTCATCACCATGCATTCCATGTAGAGCTGGTACTCGTCCACAATCTTCGACGGACCGGAGTTGATCACACCACCGGTGCCGGAACCGTCATCCATCTCCCAGTCATCCAGCGGATACCAAGTGGCATACGCCTTCGGCAGGAACTTGATGCCGGTGTTAATCTGCTGACGGGTCACGGTGACAGTCTGGCCGGGATTCACCGCGGCTCCCTGCGTGCGTCCGTAAAGGATGCCTTCCATCATGCCTGCGCCACCAAGGAATTCATCCCATACACCGGCCCTGCGGAGCTTTGCCTGGAAGGGCGTGTCAACAAAAAGATTGTTAAACACGACGTTCTTCCGGACACTTTCCAAGTTCGACGCGTCGATTTCGTTATAGAGCGGATCGGTTGGCACTTGTCACCTTCTTGGGATTGAAATAGAAATGGCTCAAGCCATTTCTGGTCTTGAGCCATTGCTGATTCCCAAGAGGGGGGCATGCGTCTCGACGAAACTCGATATGGGCAATTTCGGAAGTTAAGCGACTGCCTGTTCCGAAATTTCATGCTTAATCGCCACCGAAGTTGCTTGGCGGCGTTGCTGCTCGTTCAAATTCAACGGATCGGGCCGTTCATTGGCTTTTACTGCACGCGCCACATCTGCAAATCGCGATGGCTGTGCAATCCGGACATCTGGATTCGAACCAATCTTTTCAGCCCACTTCCGATCCGTTTCTTCAATAGCTTTCTGCCGCGCTGTTTCCGCTTCAGCAAGTTTCTGCTCATACGGTGCAGCGGCTTCAGCGCGAATCTTCGCGTCATGCTCTTCCTGCGTCTTGCGAACCAATTCCTGTTCGCGCGCTTGGAAGTTGAAGCGCTTCTCTGCATAAGCGGCCGGATCAAGCCGCTGAGCTTCGGCTTCTTTCACCAGCTGAGTCGGCGAAATCGGCAATGGTTCATTGAACAGTCGCTGATACTTCCACTGAATATCGGTCAGTGTGCCAAGCGTGCCGCCCAGTCCATTGCGAATATCTTCCATCGTAAAAGTAGGACTCCCTGGTGTACTGCCTGGTGCAGCCGCTACATAGCGCCCTTGCTGGTCTCTTGGCTGTACGCCACTTGCTTGAGGCTGAAATGCAGGAGCTTCAGACGGAATAAATCCAGCCGCTTTCGCACCTTCCAACTGCGTTCTGTAAAAAGCCAGTTCGGCATCCTTCTGCACTTTTTCGTTGCCCCAGTTATTCAGTGCAGGCGCAATCTCGTTTGCATAGAACTGTTCATTTGAGCGTTTTGCCAGTTCAGCAGCTTCTTTGGCCGCTGCAATCGCTTGGCGTTCCTGTTCAATTTCTCCCTGCGTCTTTTGAACAGTCTGTCGTTCTTGTTCAGCTTTTGCTACTGCTTCCTGTGCCGCTTGGCGTTCCTGTTCCGCAGTCGTCAAAACACCAGTAAACGCAGTAATCGCCTTCGCATCAAGCGTTGCAATCTGCTCATCAGTCAAACCGGATTGCTTCAAAATTTCATGAACCGTCGGCATTTTACATGTTCTCCCGAAGCATTAATATTGCGGTTGCTGTCCCATAGGCGTCGGCTGTGCAGGTGTCACCAAAGCTGTTTGCATCTCTTGAATGCCTTGCGATACTTTTTCTGCACCTGAAGCCAAACGCGGATCTGCGGCAGCCATCTGTTTGGCTGTCTGAAACCAACGTGCAAGCAGCATTTGCAAAGGATTGGCAGGAGCCTGCGAAGGTGCACCCTGCTGGGGTGCTGCGCCTTGATCGGGCGGCGGCGCACCCTGAGGCGGTGCTCCACCCTGTGGAGGTGCTGCACCTTGGTCTTGCTGGTCCGGCATAGGTTGTGGAGTTGTAGCCATTGGGTCTCCCTAAGTTAGGTTCCCAACGGCAGCATAGCTACCGTTGGGAACAGATAGCTACGCCTTGATGCTGCTCTTCTTGCTGCGGGCCTTGCGATGTCCCTTGCGACCCTTCTTCAGGTGGCTGGTCTTCATTGCGCTAACACGATGACGCTTTGCCATGACGTTTCTCCTTGGGATTGAAATAGAAATGGCTCAAGAGCCATTTCTGGTCTTGAGCCATTGCTGATTCCCCAAGGAGGGGGGGCATGCCGCTCAGTGATTCTTTTAGAGCTATAGGCCGAATCTTTTTTCGAGTCAAGAGTTATTTTTACAAAACTTTTTCGCCGATATCAAGTGCAGGTCGAATTTCTGCCGCTTGCGCATCAGAAATCTTGGTGCGTTGCTCAATATTGACGCCTTGCACAGAGCCTTGGTTGTATTGAATCACCATTTTTCCTGTTGTTTTTGTCACTTTCAGAATTTCATTCAGTTGTTCCACATCCACAGGCAATTCAATGCTTGCTTCCGTCAAGTAATAGTCTTTCTGAATCTTGATCTTTGGCTCCATGCTCTTCTCCCTTTTTCTACGATTCTGTTACCACGGTCCGCGGTTCTCCACCTTGTGCGCCTTTTTGTTTAATGCGTGGCGCTTTTGCTCCTGAAGATGGCCGTCCGCCGCCACCACCTTTTCCGCCGCCTTTTCCTTTACCACCGCCTCCACCGCCTTCGCCTCCTGGTGGTTGCAATCCCAGTTGCTGCATCAACTGTTGCGCTGCGGCTGCAGCCAGAATCTTCAATTTCTGCGTTTCCAACTCTTCGTTAAACCATTTCTCGTGTTCCGTATTTCCTGCAATTTCGCCGTAATTTGGAATATCCAGATTTTTCATTACGGTGCACCAGGAAATCGGCGCTCCCCCACGCTTCAACTGCAACATCATTAATTGACGCTGCATCTGTGTCACCTTCAGCAATGTGCTTGGCACTGAAGTAAGTCGAATTTGCTTCGCAAACCACCGTGCACGGGTTAATTGATCATAGCGAGACGGACCCGACGGAAAATTACCACCCACCATTTCATCCGGCATATGGCTCGGCACCAAATCGTCCGGATTGTAGTCAAAAACTTCACGCGCAATGTTATCTGGTCCTACATACTCCATGATTCGTTTCACATTGAACCATTGCAGAATCAGAAACTTCATCCGGTATCCAACTGCCTTGTTCGCTTTTTCAATGCGGGCGGCAATTCCCTTCGCAATCGGACCAATCGATTCCAGCATCTTGTCCGCTGTATCATTGGCAATATTCATCTTCACGTTTTGCAAATTGCCAAGGTCTGTCAGTCCAAGCTGGGCCTGTTTGGCTTCCTTCAAATACTTCAAAAACGTAAAATGCTCTGATCGAACGTTTACGCCTTCCGGCAAAAGCGATTGCAAAATGTCTTTCGGTTTTCCATCCACACCATAGCGAACATCTTGTTCAAAAATGTCAAAATGCTCAATCTTTGCGCCACCCGTAGCTGTGTGGTCATAGCCAATCGGCGGATTCAAGGTAATCGTAATTACGTCATCAATCTTGCGTTCAATCTTCCGCGTTGTAGTTTCAATCGAAGAAACATCACCTACCAAAGACCGTCCCAGCGGTTCCCAGGCCCAATCGTCTACGGTGTACTGAATCACCGGAATCTTTCCGTCCCAATCAAAGGTTGGCCCGTCATACATCGGTCGATCCAACCCTGTTGAGGTAATAATGAGCCGCAAGTTCGGATACACGCGGCAATCTTCCACAGTCGCCGGACGCATATACGGAAGTCCATTGCGCATTCCGCCAAAGATATCTTGGCCAACCGTAGGCACTTTATAAAACCAGCTTGTGTTCGGATCGCCCATCGGCAATTCGTAGCCCGTATTATTGATGCGCAGATCGCGCACAAAGGTATAACGGATTTCCGTATAGAGATTGCCGAAGTTTCTTCCCTCTTCTCCATAGCGATAGCGCTCGGCATAATCCATACGCCGGGCTTGCACGCGTGTCTTATAACTTCGCGGCCCCACAGTCTGCAAGTGACCCTGGAAAAGCGGAAAACGCCCATGCGCTTCTGCAATCGGCATGTAGTCGTATACAGTTACGGCATAGGCATCCTGCACATCGTTGCTTCTTGGCATCTGCACAGGAATTACATCCAAAAGTCCAAGCGCATCAAACACCATCTTGCGTTCGCCATAGCCGTATTCATCCGCGCGCACTTTCGGCCATAAATAGCCAATGCCCATCACTGCGGCATACTGCAAAACTTTTAAAATTTGGAACGGAAAATCAGATTCCAGATAAACGGCCTTTGATACTTTCGTCAGCATCTCCGCCATTTGTTTATAAGCCGAAATATCCGATCCAAAACCAGCAATTTCACGCACTTCCGCCAACGTTTCGCAGAATTTTCTGATGTCGTATTTCAGCTCGTTGGTAACCAGATTCGAACGCGATTTATCCCGGAAAATCGCATCAAAAACACGCAAATTTGTGCCTAGATTTTTGTAACAAGACTGCCCTTCAAGGAAGCCTTCTCCTTCCTCGATCTGCTCTTCAATCCAACCGATTCGTGCACTCGGCGTACTTTCAAATTTCGGTACTTGCCACGCAATAGTTTCCAGTTCCACGTGGTACCTATTTCTTTTTCATTGAAATCCTGAACTATGAGCGCATAGTAGGCGAAACTTGTTTTACCGTCTATGCCAATTTCTTTTCATCTCATTCCATAAATCCAATAAGTTCAGTTAGAACATAAACGTGTCCATTGAACGATTACATACATCAATGTCCATGCTCATAGCCCTCCGCATGAAGATAACTTTCGCGCTTCCATTTCCACTTAGCTTGCCGCTGATCATAAAGTTCAAGATGGCGCTGCAAAAACTCGCGATTCTTCCAGTCACGCGCTTTAGCAATCTGCGCATGGATGTGGCCACGCAAGTTGCGCACTAATTCAGCTTCGATATATTCGCGATTTTCGTCTTCCATCGCTTCGCGCTCGGCTTCCTGTTCGCGCATGCGTTGTGAAAGCCGCTCGGCATCGTGCGCGGTATTGCACACAATCTTTTCGTAGAAAGTTGGTGCCGGATATTCTTCAGGCAATCCCATCACAAGCTGACCATTCGTGGTATTCAGCCAAAAAACAATTTTGCGACTCAATTGCGCGTTCAATCGAATACTCCTACTGAAACCATGTTGAGTGAGCAAACTGCTTTGCTCAACGGAGGCATCTTTTCTTGCGGCAATGCATAACGTTTTTGTGACCGTTCAGCAAGAATGTCAAAGTCGTGCGCGGTAAAGAAGGATTGCGCCGCCGCTCGCACGCGATCATCGTGCTGACCGCTGCGATGCGTCATCTTGCTTTTGCCAGCCGCTTCATGTCGTTCCAAAGTTTTCAGTTCTTCAATCAGCCACTTCGATGCCGGTCGATACCAGCCGCCATTCACAGCTTCTGTAAAACGCGTCATCAAAATCGGCACGCTCCACACATTCGAGTACCATCCCTGCTTTTTCCCGGATTCATCCTTGATCTTTTTGCTGTCGTAGCGGCGTGGAATGTGATGCCAATGAAAGCCCATCAGCTTCAGCTGGTGCTGGCATGTATCGCCAGGTCGCGTAATCTGCTCCACACAAAATTTCACGCCTCGCGCATCGTGCGCATGCTGGCCATACCACGCGGCCATGCAAGCTGCAAAGCCCACTACTTGCGCAGAGTTGATGCGGTTCGATACCAGCTCGGCCACTTGATAGTCGTATTCATCCCCAAACCGATTGCGCGTCATCGATACGCAAGTACGGTCTTCATCCTCTTTGCCCAAACCATCCGCAGTATCAATACCGCAGCTATACGTGTAACCCTGTTTTGGTTCTTCATAAACCAGCAACTTATCAAAAGTTTCAGATTCCACGTCTTCGTCTACAGGCAAAAGCGGAACCAGAATCCAGTCAAAATATTGGCCTCTATCCGATTTCCAGTTCACGCGAATATGCGGTTTGTCATAATCGACAATCGTTTCATTGGGTTCAAAACCTTCATCGATGGAATCGCCCGTAATCGCATAAGCCTGCACCGGCTTTTTTCTTTCTTTAGAATCGCTGCGCACTTCATAAATGTGATCTTCAATCTCCTGGATCACATCAGGTTCAAACACGCTGTCATACAAGCCCGTCAAGGCTTCAAAATCATCCGCTGGCATCTGTGCCAGCCAGATTTTTTGACTATGGTTCTTGCAGGATTTGTCGTAGTTGAACTGCCAAAACCATTGCTGTTCGAGCGGCATTCGCCAGTTGGTGCCAACTACGCGAGATAAAAACGGCGTATTGCGAACAAACAATTCTGCGCGAGCTACATGTTTCCGTGTCGCTTCAAGACGCTTTTCATAAAAACGTTCTGGCACCGGAAATTGACTGATCCAATCCTTTTCCGGATACAGATCCGTTGCCATCGGCCAAGGAATGAACACCGGACAAAGATCATGCAACCCTTTCGGAAAGTCTTCTTTGGCCGCACGCCATGTTTCAGCCAACCATCCGGTATTGCCGCCACCCGTGCCTTCAAACACCATGAAGAGGTTTTTCGTGCTGTGCGTTGCACGCAGCAGTCCCTCTTCAATCACTTTTTTGGGCTTCGGAATGTCAGCAAGTTCCGATACATGAATGCAGGTCGGCGTCCAGCCTTGCGCGATGCCGGTTGCCTGCATACCCGATTGAATCGAAAGAACCGATCCATTATCGAAGGCACCCTTGGGCAAACGCCGTGGCACCAGCCACCAAGGGCAGCGATTGTAGGCAATATCCAGAATGCGGCCGATCAACTCAGACTTATCTGCCTGCACAGAAGCCATCACGGCCTGCGTGTGTGGAATAAACAGCATTCTGTGAAGGAATTTCAGAGCGGTTTTTGTGGTGATGCCAACCTGCCGCGCTTTCAAAATCAGCAAACGAATAGCAACTTGCCGTTCGTCAAAGTCTGCAATCACAGAATCGAAAATCTCCTGCGATTTGCGATTTCTGAATTTGAAGATCTCACCGCCTTCATTGCACACAAATCCATAGCGGCTTTCAAAATAGTCGCTATTTAAAGCGCAAAGAGCTTGCTCATTCTCAATCCAGCGCCAGATTTCCTTTTGTCGTTTCTGAGTGATCGCACGAACAAGCGTGATATAGGAAGAGCGGGAGTTTGTTTCAATTTTTACGAGAGAGTCGATGTAATGTTTAAATTCATCAACCTGATCAAGCGTATGAGGAGTAGGCATCCACCCCTCACGCGCGGCAAATTCATCCAAGTTACGGAGAATAATCTTTTCGGAGTACATCGCCCTCCGAGCTAGCCTTTGACAGCAGTCGTCTTGGCAGCTCTCTTACCGAGCTTGTTCACCCGCGGCGTCATCTTTTTCAGTTGCACCAGCGTGGTCTTGGTAACGCGCTTCGTTTTTGCCATGACTTCCTCCTTGGAACGGAATCTATTGCGATGGACTGGAAACAGAAATGGCTCAGGCCATCTCTGGTCCTGAGCCATTGCTTGTTCCCGTAGAGGGGGGCATGCGTCTCGGTAATTCTTTTTACATGTATTCCGAATCGAAGTACGTGTCAAGCCTAACTTATGCGGCAAAATGAACCATAAAAAATTCCTTTGATCACGTCATTCACAAAGTCCATATTTGCTTTCACACGCTGGGCGCGCAATTCCGTTAAAAATGTTGAACTGTCTGCCGCCACGATCTGTACGCGCCCATTCCACCACTTCATCCACATAGTTGTGGATCGTGAATTTTCCGCGTGCATCTATGCGTGGCAGGATGCCTGGAACGCAGGGAGCAAAGAACGTGAAACCTGTACGCTGTTCCCAACTTCTGATCTTGTCAATCATCTCCGGAAATCGGTCGGCCCAAAGACGCATATCCTCCTTGCCGCTGTTAATGCAAGGGGCACATCCGACGCGACCAAAACCAAGGGAATAAAGCGGATTGATGAGTTCGCCCGCTGCAAGCACATCGTCAAAGCACTGTTGCTTCGCCATTGCCGCAATAGGATGATTCACATAGCAATCAAAGTAATCATCCCACTCGCGCAATGGCGTGTCTTTGCGTGCTTCTGATTCTTCACGTCTCAAGC